AGCCAGATGCTGTTGACATTGGGCGCCGTCGAATACGCGCTGCTGACCGTGATCACACTGCCGACGATGGATGACACCGTTCTGGATTCAACCGCACCGGTCGGCAGGATCACCGATAGCGTCGGGCTGGTCCCGAGCGCCAAGCCAGTGGCGCTGTCAACGGTGATCGCTGTTGTCGTTGCGGATGTGATCCGCCCACCGCGACGCTGACCGCTTCTGGTTGGATCGGATACCTCAACGATCTGCCCAGGTGTCAGCACCACGCCAGCGTCAAGCGATGCACTGAACGTGATGACCTCGGTTTCGTAGCGGTTGGAGTACAGCAACCACTCGCCGAGCCGGTGCGCCTGGCCGCGGCTGGTGCAGGCAAATGCCTGGATCTCAGCCGTTTGGATGCCGTACCGTTGGATACCGTCCTGGTCCTCGATCACCTCCTGTGCGACGTCGCGGGTGTCCATGTCGAAGTAGGACACGATCGCAACGGTCGGCCTGCCCTTTAGGCTGCTGCCCTGATACGAGAATCCGTCTTGAGTCACGTTGGCCAGCGTGAACAAATGCGCGACGGTGTCCGGTGCATCCTGCGCGATGCTGAGCGCACCCTCGGACCAATACGGCATTGCTCGAAAGACCGAGCACATGTCACTGATCAGCTTGTAGGCATCGTCTGCTGATTGGATGTTGACATTGCAGGAGAATCGCGGCTCAGTACCACCGAGGCCATCCGGTACTAACGCGCTGCAATACTGCGACGCGGTAAAGAATGAAAACTTATCCAGTTGCGATGCTTGGATGTGATCACCGAACCCATAACGACTGTTGACCAGCAGATCCCATAGCACCCATGCAGGGTCATTGGTCCATTGCTTGGTTGCGCTGAAATTGCCGCTCCATACAAAGCCAGCCGGATAAACGATCCGCCCGGTACCAAGGTCAACAATGACACCATCAGGGATCGACACCTTGATGCCACGGATGCGGTAGCTGCGCTTAGGGATGCTGCCAATCTGCTTTGCATCCAGCCGCAGGCCGATGACAGCGCTGTTGGGATACCGCAGCCTGCCATAGATGATCTTGGTGTACGACGCCCAGTTGAACTTATCCTGTACCTTGGAGCTGGTTGAGTTGGCGGTAACGCGAGTGACTTTGATGTCAACCGGAAACGCGCCGTCTAGATCGATCTGATAGTCGCGGTTATACGGGTCCAGTGATTTGCCGTTGACGATGTCATTGTGAATGACTTCATACGATCCGCCGCTGTAGCGCCTAGAAATCTGAATCTGCACCTTTGTCCCCTTGTTGCCGCTGTCGCTATACAGCACCGGGAACTGCAGCGTGATGCGCACTGCATCGACGTTGTTGTCCGCAATGGTGCGCACCACCGGATTGGCTGCGTCAACGGTGACGCCAACCGTTCGCTCTTCTGAAATGGTGTCGCCATACTTCAACGGCGATTGAGCCTGCGTGCCCTTGGCATTTGCGTCTACCTCGACGCCTTGGAAGTTCAGGCGATTGCCAGCATCACGTAGTGGCGTGTTGTCCAAAAAGATCGACTGCTCGCCATTGACCAATCCCTCGATCTCGCCTTCGCTGATCAGGTCAACGATCTGTGTGTATTGCGTCGATTGCAGCGTCATGCCTTCACCTGCACAGTGTCAATGCCGGCGCTGACAACAACTGATCCGACGATCACCTCGCCATAGACGATCGGCACCGGTACACCAGCCCTTGCGGTGTTCTGCACACCGCTGAAGCTGAAGTTAGATCGCGGGTCATTCTGCGTGCTGGATGACGCCGACACGCCAACCTGCGGCGTTTTGCTCTGCAGTTGGCTTGATAGGTACTGAAGGCCAACGGACAGGCCAATGCCTAACAGGATTGGCGCTGCTTGAGTGGCAACGTTAGATACTCCCTCAACAAGCGCGCCGAGAATATCCAGCTCCCCACTGAACGCAGGGATGATCCGCAGCTCTTGGCGCCCGATCGGATGGTTCAGTTCGTCAGCAGTCAACAGATGGTCGCCAACCGCTATGCAGTATCGCTGATTCGCTAGGTGTTGGCGCAACCCAGGGAAGTTGGCATTGAGGAATCGCAACGCCTCAATGGCGGTATCGACAACAGCTTCAAAAACGCGGCGCCCGAGGAACTCAGCTAGCGGCCCATACACTCGGATGGTATTCATCAGACCATTGCTCGGTGCGTGGATCAAGGATAAACCAGCTAAGGCCGCTCAACTTGATGCCTCTGATGTCCATTCTAGACGGCTCCAGCGGTCCGCCAGGGTGGCTATGGATGACGGCCAACACCACACCGGCATCCTCTGCTGCTGCATAGTCCAGTGGGTTGAGCACAAACTCCTGCCCGCTGTTGGCGAGGTTTGCGCAGGGCCAATACGTCAGATCATCCAGTTGCACCAGCAGCCCGCATGATTCCTTTGGGTCCTGCTGCTTGGCGTGCAGCATGGCCTGCTCACGCCACATAGCTGCTCACGCCAGGGAATGACCCGAAGTTTAGGATGCCATCCGTGCGGAACACATAGCTGCGATCGGGTGCTGTAAACGTGTAGGTCGCAGATGCTTGGGTCTGCACTTCGTAAAAGCTGTAACTGCCGGTGCTGTTGGCGATCTTGGCGTTGAACGACAGCAGCACACGCTTAAGGGTGCCGCTGTTGCCGAGGATGCCGGTCACCGTTGCAGTGTCGGCCTCTGCGATGGTGGGACCGATGACGTACTGACCCAGTGCAATGCTGGTCGTGTTGGGCACCACGATCACATCACCAACAGGATCCGGGTCGCGTGGGTTGGCAGCGTAGCCAAATGCCTGCTGCTTCAGGTAGCTGCTGGTTTTGGTCGTGATCAGTGTGGCCACATTCAGCCATGACAATTGCTGGCTCAGCGTGACGGTGGTGGCGCCAACAGACTCGACCGTAACTGACACGCCAGCCGGGATGCCGCCGCCTGTGACGATCATGCCAACAGCTAGCCCGCTGGTGTTGATGCCGGTGATGGTGGCGCGGTTGGTGCTCAGCGTGCCGGTTTTGCTGATGGTGGTCGTTGCTGTTGCGTTGGCGCTCATTGTGATGGTGGCACCTGCAACGCTTGACACCGTCGTGCCGCTTGGCACAGCAAACCCTTTGATCGGCAGCCCTGCCTTCACGTTGACCGCCGACTCGAGGACCAGTTGATTGCTGCCGCTGGTGACGCTGCCGGTGCCGATGATCTGTGCAAACCGTCGCTCACAACTGCTCAACCGTTTGCCGCAGACATCCTCTGCCAACGTGGCGACAGACACGTCATCCTCGTCGAAATACAGATCGCCGCTGTAGCCGCATTCGGTTGAGCGGTACTCCCATTGGCAGAATGCACTGAGGCATTGCCGCTTCGGACCGCGCACGCCGAACAGGTCAAACGCGCTGGCTAGCTCAAACTCGACGACGTCCCTGGTCTCAGCCGCCTTGCGGTCGATGTAGAACACCTGTCGCGGGAACTCAGCCGTCGGGTCTGGACTGTAAGGGCTCACGCCACCAGGGAAGTTGTCCGCATCGAGGTAACGCCCGAGCGTACGGATGCGGGTCACCTTGGCACCCTCCAACCCACGCGGCAGGCTGAGCATCAATCCGGTGATCGTGCCAAGCAGATTGCTCATCCGCAACGTCGGCCGCGGCAGTTGGCCGTTGCCGCTTAGCTCAAAGCCATCAGCTTGGATCGGGAACCACGAATAGCTGTTGCCATTCCAGATCAGACCGCCGATCTGTTGGGCGATCATGTCGCCATTCTCGAAGAGCAGCAGATCGTTGTCTTCTGCGATCAGCAGCCCGCCAGCTTGTAGGTTGACGCCCGAGTGGAATCGGTAGACATCCGTAACACCATGCTGCGCGGTGTTCAGCTCCAGCTCGAACAGCTCAATGACCGCGCCAGGGTTGATCTCCTGCAGCGCTGAGACCGGTACAGCCATCAGGGTTCAAATACTTGCCGGAACGTGGCAGTGATCACCGCCCTGCCGGTGTACGGGATCGACTTGGTCCAGCTACTGCATACCCAGTCGTAGGCCGTTGCCTCATCTGGCGGCGTCCATCCAAAGGAAGCACCATCAGCAGCGCGAGCATCAAGGAAGGTCTCAATCGTATCTGCATTGGCTTCGGTGATGTTGTTCCAGGTCAGTGACCACTCCCTTGGGTTTTGATTCAGGCCAAAGGTCAACCGGTGCTCGTAGCCATCACCGAACTGCACAACCCGTTGCCGCGGTGCGCTGCGCTTTTCAGCGCCGTAGGTCGGTGTGATCGCTGGGAAGGTGGCCATTATGCGAGCAATCCTCCGGGACGCTTCTGCTTGACGATCTCTTGCTGCACTGCTACAGACACGATCCTGCCAAGCTGATTAGCCCGCTGGTCATCACCCTGCACGCTACTGCCGCTGGCGTCAACGTTGACGACCACACTAACGCCACCACCAAAGCTGCCGGTCGGTGCGATGCCGCCGCTACGACCTGGCATGAACAGTTCAGGACCACGCTCGCCGACTAGGTACGGCTGACCAGCGCGGACACTGCCGCCCATGGCGCGTGGGCTTGGCTTGAATAGTCCGCCGAGCAATCCGCCGCCGGATCCGGTGCCAGACATCTCGCCGAACAGCGCCATGTTGATGGCCACGTCAAGCAGCTTGTTGGCGATGTTACGCAGCACCTGCGATGCCACGTCACCTAGCGACTTGGTGCCATCAATCGCACCTTGGATGGCGTCAACAATGCCGGACTTCAGCGACATGCCGATGTCGGCATAGACACTCTTCAGGCCACTGCTTGCGTTCTTTATCTGTGCCGTTGCAGTCAGGATCTTGCGCAGTTGATCAAGTTGACTCTGTGTCAGGTTCAGCTTGGCGATCTCTTCTGATTTCAGGTACTGCTCAATCTGCAACAGATCCCGCTTGAGTGGATCCGTCTGCTTCAGCAGATCCAGCTCGCTTTGCTTGTCAGCCAACAATTGCGCGCCATCCTTGATGCGCTGCTGGTCAATTGCGGCCAGTTCGCGCTCGATGTCACGCTGGTTGGCAACCAGTGCTGTGTTGCCCTCATAGATGATGGCCTGTTGCGCCCTGATGTCTTTCTCCTGCGCTAATGCCTGGGCATAGCGGTATTGGATGTCGATCTCCCTCTCCTGCCCTTTCAACCGTGCAACAAGTTGCTTGTCGCCGATCGCCTCTGCGGCAGCGATCTTGTCCTGCAGGCCAGACTTAAGCTGCAAGACCTGTCCTTCCGCAGTCCGGTCCCGGATCACCTGCGCAACGCGCGCCTGCTCCTCGGCAGCAGCTTTTGCTGCGCGCTCGGCTTCCTTGGCAGCTTTTTTGTCTACAGTTCCACCGCCTCCGACTCCGTCAACAGCGGTTGTGATGGCGACAGCATTGCGCAGTCTCTCCGGAATAGCAGGTCCTGCTGGTTGATTCTCTGCATCACGCTTGCGCTTTGCTGCTCCAAATCCTGCGACACCTAACAGCAGCTCACTACTTCCTGCTGTAAAGATGCCGGTCATAATTCTAAAAGCTGCATTGCGACCAAGTTCATTGAATCTTCCAATTGATCGCAGCAATGGACCATCGAGCGATGCAATCGCGTTTTTTAGCCCTCCAAATGCACCAGCTAGTACCTCAATACCGACTCTAAAGTCGCGCATTACAGTAGCGGCTTCATTGAGTTTATCTATTGCTGTTTGCAGCGCTGCACCAATGACAGGTGCAAAAGTGGTTAGGACCTCATTGCTTAAGTTTTTGAAAGCACTATCTAATCCCTTAAGTTGGCTTTCTAGGCTTTCTTTCATTTTGTCAAAGTCGCTTTCTGTCTTACCTGCCGCATCCTGTAATCCTTTTAGGATCTCCTGATAGTCCTTGCCGGCTTTTGCGTTGGCAGCAAAAACCCCTCTCATGCCTTCTTGTGATCCAATTAATCTGGCTGCGGCTTCTTTGTTGGTGGTTTGAGCTTTCGCCAACTCGGCCATCAAGCCAGTAAATCCTTTGCCCTGTACGCCGGCGAGGTTCCACTGGATTCCTAGCAACTTGGCTGCATCTTGTGACTCTTTGGTGGGTTGCAGGATCTGCGTCAGTGCTGCACCTAATCCAGTGAAAGCAACTTCAGCGGTAGCGCCATTCTTCGTTGCCGCGGCAATAAACGCATTGACTTCATCCAGGCTGACACCAGCAAGCGCTGCAATAGATGCAACCCTGCCAAGTTGGCTGGTGTAATCAGACCACTCGACTTGTCCGTATTCGATTGCCTTGCTGATGCTGTCGGTAACTCTGATTGCTTGCTCACCACTCATGCCATAAGCATTGAGGGTTTTTGTTAGCACTTCGGTGACTTGTGTTGTATCAGCAAGTCCACCAATGGCAGCTTTGGTTGCAGCTTCTACTAGCTTTAGATTGCCTGCAGTATCGCTGAATCCAGCCGACAATGCTTGGTAACTTGCTGCTGCCAGCTCGGCTTTGCCTGCAACTCCACCAAGCCTAGTGCTTAAGTTTCCAAGCCCTTCATCCAATGCTTTAATATTTCCACCAGCAGTCCCAAGTCTTCTTATGTTTCTATCGAGTTCTTTGTAATCGTTGATTGCTTTGGTGATTGCAAATCCACCAGCCAATCCACTGGCTAGCCCTGCCAAAGATTTCTGCAGCTGCCCGATTGATGTGTCAAGCTGCCCTGACGCCCGATTGACCTGCTGCAGCGCGTTAACCGCCTGCCGCGAGTCAACCCTTAGCTCGACGTTTGAGACTGCCATGGCACCATTCTACCGAGGTCGTTCCTTGTCCTCGCGTTCTTTTCTGGTCTGGTAGTACGCCGCAAAATGCACGAACTCAGCGTCGGTCAGCTCAGTCCGCAACCGGCTGACCGTCATGCCTAGTTCAGTAGCCAGGAAGAACTCGAAGAAGAGCCAGTTATCCTGGCTCAGTCTTTTTTTGCTTCCTCTAGACCAGCATCATCACCAAGGCCGAACAGGAACAGCTCCAGCTCGTTCAGCACGCGCTCGGGCAGCTCGCGTTGCAGCTTGGCTGCATCAGCCGGCGCGAATGCCTTGGTGCCGTTCTCCAGCTCAGCAATCTGGCACAGCATTTGCGTGCTGACCTCCAGCGCCTCATCAGACCCCGCCAGCGCTGTTGCACGTTTGCGGTCTGCGCGGGTGATCGGCTTGAAGTAAAGATCCAGCACCGTATCACCAGCATCATTCTTGATGCTGAACTTACGGCGCTGGTTCAGGTCAAATGCACCGGCGAGCAGGTCAACCGGGCGTTGTGAGGCAGGCATCAGATGCTAAGCGTGAGGGTTCCGCTGGAGACGAAGTTGATCGTGATGATCTCGATCTCGCCAACAGTAGCCGAGTACTCGCTACTTGTCACCACGATGGTGCCGGTGATCTTCTTGCCGCCGGTCTCGTCCAGATACAGCTCAACCGCTGCATCGGCCTCGTCGGTGGCTTGGTTGGCATCCTTGATCAGGTCCAGCTTGTCGCCCGATCCAGGGGCGTCGTACATCACCTCGATCGTCCCCGATCCACTGATCAGGCCGCCGATGTTAGCGCGGTAGGTGGCACCATGAGCGGTGGCGTCGTAAGACTCCTTCTCAACGGTCATCGACCATGACCGCACCGATGCGATCTCAGACAGACCGCCGCTGCCAGCCTTGTCAAAAAAGACTGTCCCTTGTTGCCCGCGATAGAAAGCCATGATCAGATGTCGAGGGTGATGGTTCCGTTGGTCACGAAGTTGACCGTGATCACTTCGATCTCGCCCACTGTTGCAGAGTACTCAGCCGATGTGATCACACCGTCAAAGCTGATCTTCTTGGTGCCGCTTGTATCCAGGAACAGCTCGAACAGTGCGCCGCCCTCGTCGGTAGCGGTGTTGGCGTGCTCGATGAACACGTTGGTCTCATCGGAGCTAGTGGCGGTGTACATCAGCTCAACAGTGCCGCTGCCACTGATCAGCCCGCCTACGTTTGCCCGGTAGGTTGCGCCCAGGGCAGTGGTGTCGAGTGATTCCTTCTCGACGGTCAGCGACCAAGAGCGGGTGCTGACGATAGTTGCGGCAGTTGTTCCGGCATCATCAAACTTGACGCTGCCTTGCTGCCCTCGGTAAAAAGCCATGGCTAGAGATCCTCGAAGGTTTCAAAGGTCAGTCTGACCTGTGTTTGGAAGAAACCCTCCGGCGCCGGCGCAGCCACTACCTCGGGTCCGATCGGCGGGTCAAAATGAACACCGCTGACTATGACCCTATTGTAGAGGTCCCTGATCCGTTTGCCGATCGTTAGGTTAGCGCCAGGGCCAACACCTAACGGCGTGAAGATGTTGATCGCAATCACGCCAATCACGCTGTTACTGCTGCCTGTAGTGCCGCCCATGGTGAGGTACTCATTGGCGCCAAAGCTGACAAGGCACTGCGCCCATGAGCTATTGGGCGTCGGCACATAGGGTTGGTTATGGAACACCACCGGGATAGCCGGCGCCAGTGCCAACTCGGTTGCAAGCCGGGCCTCAATGGTGGCGCGGACGGTGTTGAGGTTAACCGCAGCCATCAGCCTTGCCTCCTGATGCGCTCCCAGTTGGTATCAACAAAGCGTTGCATCTCACGAGCCGTGCGGTCTATCCATCCTGCCGGTGCCTGTCGGCTATGGCCCTGCGCCAATGGCTCGGCATAGGGCAGGTTGTTATGAATGCTGTAGTAGTTGCCCAGCTTCTCTTGCCCTGGCTTGTAGTTGGTGCCCTTGGGTGGTGTAATGCCAGCGCCGTAACTGCCCTCGGGCGCTGGGGTGCCATGGGCTGCATTCATGCCGATCTGCCAGCTAAACCGGAATCGCCCGGTATCGACGGGGCTTTGCAGCTTCAGTCTGCTGTCGGTCTCCAGCACCGTCACGCGCAGCAGCTTCTCAAGCTGATTGCCCATGTAGTTACCAATATCGCGGATGGGCAGGTTGCTCATGCTCTTAGGATCAGCTCGTAGGTGATCGCGGTGTTGTCCTGCTCGATCGTGGTCACGCGGATGATCTGATGCACCACGCTGCTGATCAGCACCTTATCGACCGTGGTCGGCGCCTGCGCTAGGTCAAATGCAGCAACGATCAGCTTCTTGTCACCAGCCTGCACCAGTTCGTTCACCTCGCGTGCGTTGACCTGATCCAGCACGCCCTGAACCGCTGCATCGCTAGTGGTCTCGGTGATGGCGCCTGTCGTGGTGTTGTAGGCGCCAGCAGCCACCGTGCGGATGGTGACAGCACCGCCAAGCTCTGCCATCAGCTTGCTAGCAACCTTCCGCAGCGGCCTGGCTAGGCTCATGCAGCCTCCAGTTGCATCTTGTCGCCGTCTTCGTACAGCAGCCGGTCAAGGTCCTCTGTAGCGATGAACTCCAGCACCTGCGTGCCGATCGTTGGCGCCAGCTTCAGCTCACCGTCAAGTCCGATGACGAACGTATCATTGCCGTAGATCTGCAACAGGTCGATGCCTTGCAGGATCTGACCAGTGGCAACATCTAGGCGCGTCATCGTCAGCTCCTGGTAACGGTCAGCAGATTGTCGTTGGCGTCGTAGGTCATGGTCAGCGTGGCAACCAGCTTGCCGCCGGATCCGCCGCGGTAGTACTCGACCTCGGTCAGGTTGCCGCTGCCGTCGTAGGTGTTGCTGATGTAGTCATGCGTCGGGATCTCAAGTCCTGCGCGCATCACTGCATCACCACCGCCTAGGAAATAGCTCATGACCGTCGGATTGCGATGTTGCCAGGTCCACTAATTCTAAGCCCTGTCAGGTAACGCTCCATCAACGGCGGCACCTTATCGGCACCCACGGCGCCGTAGCCGTTGCTAGGTGTCACGTCAATGCTGCCGATCTTCACATTCTTGTAATCTTCCAGCCCGCTCAGCCCCAGTGCGTCGGTGTTGTTGTTCAGGTACACCGCCAGAACGACCTCGGCATATTGCACCTGCACCGGGATCTCGTTGTCGTCGAAATAGTCCGTCGTGATGCGGAACGGAAACCCAACGGCGTAGGTGTTGATGTAGGTGTCAGGCCGCCTTACGCCAGTCCGTGGCCATTGCAACGCCTGGGTATCGGTGCTGCGTGCGCCTAGGAACCGCTCACGGTCGAGCCGTTGCGTTGCGGTGAACAGCGCTCGGTTCTTCTGGTCCGTCGTTGCAGATGCCCATGCAATGACGTCATCGTCTTGGATGAAGCCGTCAACTATCGCCTGCGCTGCTGCCAGGGTCAGGTAGCTGTTTGCGTCGGCCGCGCCTGGCGTGGCCACGATTGCGATTGCCATCGTCAGGTTCCGGTATGTCTAGTTTAGGCTCCGCCATAGAGAAAGAGGCCACCTCCGTAGAGGCAGCCTCCCGTTCACGCAGTCGCCGAAAAGCGAACAGACCCATCAGTCGCGCTTGAGCAGCACGGTCAGGATCACACCAGCCAGGTTGGTGGTGGTGCCGGTCACGTCAAACGACAGGCGATCGCCAGCCTCAAGGACCAGGTTGGCAGTGGTGTCAGTCAGAGCCGGAGCCTGACTGGTCAGAGCGGTGCCCTTGAGGTTGATCTTGGTGGTGCCGAGCAGGTCATCACCAGCGGTTGCGGCTTCCGTGCCTTGGCAACGACGGATCGTGCCGGTGACAGCAGAACCGTCATCGCCAGCGACGGTGTGCACTTCACGGATGCTCACCACTTCGCACTTCACCGGAGCGGTGAAGAACTGCACATCAGCCACCGAAGAGGCGATGAAGTGGGTAGCAGTGATGTACTGCTCGTTGGACAGCTCGAACTGGGAAGGTTGTGCCATGGCTAGTTACCTCAGTAGTTAGAAGTACAGGTAGCACGCACGATACCAATGTTCTTGGTCTCGTACACCTTCGTCCAGTTGCCAATCGTCGCCAGTTGTGCCTGGGTGGGGTTGACAGTGCCGACAGTCCACTTAGCACCAACCGGGTGGTAGCAGTAGTGCAGGTCGATCGACATGGCATCGCTCTTGGCGAGGATGTCACGATCGGTTTCGGTCTGCATTGCCATCTGCTCACCGCTGGCGATAGCGCCGGCAGTGAAGAAGTACACCGGATAATTGGTGCTGGTAGGTGCCAGGTCGTCCGAGACGATGACGCGCAGACCCATGTAGGTCGGGACGCTCACCTCGCCGAAGGCAGCAGCAATCGAGCCGCCCGACTGGGTGCTGGTGGTGCCGCGTGCATCAGTGGTGGCGACATAGTCGATCGCTTTGCGCTCAACCAGGTCGTAGTAGATCGCCGAGTGCATGGCAACGGCGGTCAGCTTGTCGCCTTGATCGCCCAGCTTGGCGCGAACCTTCGCAACAGTGCGAGGGCTCAGGGTGCCCATGCCGGACGTGTCAACACGCAGATCAGTGAACGCAGGGCTATCGGAACCGGTGAGGCTACCGAAGACACCTTCGAGGCACTTGATCAGGTCCTTTTGCCGCTGGTTGGCGACATAGTCAGCCACCTTGGCGCCGATGGCAGCCATGGGGTCAGCGCCAGCAGCCAGGGCTGCCAGGTCGCGGGCTTCCCATGCACGACCGCGGTGCAGGATCACGCCAACTTGTTTGTCAGCGGTGATCTTGCTAGGCGACAGGCTGGTGCTATCGGACAGCACCTCGAAGTCGCCAGTCAGGTTGGCCTTCCAGAAGGGAACGTTGATGTAATCACCACCCTCAGTAGCGTTCAGCTCAGCCATCGGCTGCACCACACCGCTAGCCAGGAAGGCGTCGCGCTGGGTGGTTTGCTCGATGACGTAAGGCGTAAAAACCTCAGGGATGATGATGTCAGAGCGAAGAGTCGCCATGATGAATCACCAGAAATGGTTTACGGTGTGGGCGCAGCCCGTATCACCAGCGCAGCCGGTTAGTTGCAGCTTAGCGGTTAGCGGTTGCCTTCATGCGCTCATACAAATCACGATCAGTGCGGAATAGCCTGGCCTGCTCAGTCAGGTTGAACGATTCACGGCTGAACGGGTTTGACATGCCAGTCGGGATGCTGCTGCTGACACCACCCGACGGTGCGCCACTACCCTGTGGCTTGGGTTGCTTCTGCATCCATGCCGGCAACGTCTTGGCCCATTCGCTGACTGGTGTGCGCTGGTAGCCATCGACCACGACGACAGTGCCATCAGGATCGCGTTCGATCTGATCGGCGCTCAGCTTGGTCTTGAGCACCATGTCTGGATCGTGCACGATGTCAGCCAATGCCGTCACGGCTGGTGTGACCAGCTCCAGCTCGCGCACGCGGGCCTCGAGTGACGCAATGCGCTGGTCCTTTTCCGCCGTCGCCTCACGGTACTGCTGCTCCAGAGCCTGTCGCGCCTCTTGATACTTGCCTTGCGACTCAAGCTGCTGCTGTTCATAGTTGCGCTTGAACTCCAGTAGTTCATTGACATCTACGCCATCAGGAACGGCAGGCCCTTTCTTTGCAGCGCGCAGTTCAGCAATCAGTTCTTTGTTTTTGCGTTCTAATGCTTCAACACTTCGTTGCAAATCCTCAGTTGCCGCAGGCTCCTGGGTTTGTGTTTCATCCGACATGAATAACCCGCAGGGTTAAGTACGCTGCCATCGTATCAGCTAGACGGCAATGGCACGGGAATGGGATACACCAATCCGTGAACCGTGGAACCCGTTGATCAAGGCGTGCCTTAATGCCATCGACCGCCACGAGCACCTGTACCGCAGCACCGGCAATGGCTGGCACGCGGCCAAAGCGCATGAGCTGCGGCGGTATGTGTCAGAGCTGAAGGACTGGATTCACCAGCAGGAGCGTGTCAGGGCTTAGCGGTCCATGTAAAACGGGGATTCCGGTTCTTGGCTTGCTCCTCAATCGTTGCCCATCTGACGTTGCCTGGCTCGTAATGCCCCATGGGGTCTATGCGATCTAGTGTCATACCTTCGGGACGATGTCCAAGCTCCCTTAGGAATTGTTCATAGGAATCAAATCGAAACTCCACGTTGGCGTATGCGTTGTGGTGGTTTGTCTTGACCCGGCGCTTGGCTTTGTGGAATGACTTGTAGGCCCCTTGATTTCTGACGCGATCTTGAGGCTCTTTTCGTATGGAATCCCAGCGTGTGTCACAAGCCTTGATCGCGCAAGACCTGCACAGCAATCCCCTTCCTTCTTTGACAGCTTTTGCCACTAGATCTTTGCGGGTTGTTCGGCTGTTGCCGCACGTGGGACACAAAACCTCGGCGTATGAATGGTGCGCTGCCACAGTAAATCAACTGGTTACCAGTTTATTCTAGCTCCATTTTGCCTTATCCGCCCAGAACGCAGCACTGAGCTTGCCTTTGGCGATGCTGCCTGCGTGCCTTGCCTTGAACGATTCTCGCCTAGCCTTGGCCGCGGCTGATTCGCCTTCACGCGGTGGGCTACCGCTGACGCCCTGCTGACCGAACCTGATCAGCTTGACGGTCTCACCTTCCTTGGCGAGCACCACATGGGACTTCGTCGGGTGCCCTGGTGTCCGCTTGGGTTTGTTGTAACCCTCGAACTGCTCGCCGCGGTAGGTGATCATTTCTTTGGCTTGCGCTTCTTAGCGGTCTTTGCCGCAGCCTTGAACGCTGCAGCAGTGGGCCTGCCGGCCTCACCTTTGCGCGCCATGCGCTCATCGCTGCCAGCTTCAATCCGCTCGCGCTTGGCGTGGATGTTGGCGTAAAGGCCAGGCTTCTTTGCCATGATCACTTACCTTTGGGTTTGCGGGCTTTGCCGGATTTGGACAGGGCAATGGCGATGGCTTGCTTTTGCGGCTTGCCGGCCTTCATCTCGGTTTTGATGTTGGCCGAGATGGTCTTCTGGGAGCTACCTTTCTTTAACGGCACCGTACCGAGCGCGCAACTGATCTAAGGTTAGCTCTGACCCATCATCGCGGACGAGTTTCGTGATCGCAGCACTGGGGCCGTACTTCTCGGACAGCTTGTCAAAGTAGGCCACCTTGCCAGCGCCGAGAGCCTTTGCCTTGACCGCCAACGGCTGCTTAGCCAACCACTCGCCGTAGGTGGTGTCGGCCGGTACCTGCCCGCCAGCGCTTGCGCGGGTGCCTTCTGGTGGTGGTGTGAACCCAAGGCCCTCGTAGTCGATCACCGGCACTGTCGTGCTGCGGCAGTTGAAATGCTGCGGCGGTGTCGGTCCTTTGCCGTACTCGAACTGCTTGCCATCTAGCGCCCGGCATATCGCGCTGGTCCTGGTGTCGAGCGTGGCGACGTAGCGGTATTTGCTGGTGATGTCTGGGTTGGCCTCATACACCTGTTGGCTGGCGGTGTTGGCCACCTGGTTGATGCTCGTGCGAACGAGGGCCACCACTTGATTGTCCGCTACTGCTGTGGCCTGCCCGCCTGCGGCCACTAGCTGTCTGACGGTCTTACCCTCCTCGCCGAACTGCAGACTACCGATCAGCCGTTTGGCAATGGCTGGCGTTGGCTCACCGGTTAGCAGCCCCTGCCGGACCACCTGCGAGAACCGCTCAGCCTGATCTACCGCAATGCCCCTGAACGCTTTGCTGATCACCTCGCCATTGGGCAGCGTGATCGTTGCACCCTTGGCCGCGGTGAGGCTGAAGGTGCCAGTGCCAGCCTGCTGCGCTAGGGCCTCTGCGCCATAGACCGACTTGAACAGGTCATC